TCAGTCCACCGCCACGCGGGCGCGGTTCTGCCGCTCGCTCTTGTACTGCATGGCCACTGCCGGCGCCGGCTTGGCCGCGCCAGTCTCCAGCCACTGGCGCATGCGGCTGGCGTCGGCGAAGTGGGTGTACTTGCCGTAGGCGTCGAGAATCACCATGGCCACCGGGCGGTTGTCCATCTTCGTCAGCAGCACCAGGCAATGCCCCGCCTCGTTGGTGAACCCGGTCTTGGTCAGGGCGATGTCCCAGTTGCTCTTGTTCACCAGGTGGTCGGTGTTACGGAAACCCAGGGTGTAGTTAGGCTTGCGGAACGCCACGGTCTTCTCGCGGGTGGTCGACAGCTCGCTGAGCATCGGGTACTTGCGCGAGGCCATCAGCAGCTTGGCCAGGTCGTGGGCAGTGGACACGTTCAGGGTCGACAGGCCGGTCGGCTCGACGTAGCGGGTGTGGCTCATGCCCAGGCTGCGGGCCTTGGCGTTCATCGCCTTGATAAACGCGCCATAGCCGCCGGGGTAGTGGTTGGCCAGGGTATTGGCCGCACGGTTTTCCGACGACATCAGGGTGATCAGCAACGTCTCGCGACGGTTCAGCTCACTGCCAAGGCGCACCCGCGAGTACACGCCCTTCATCTCCGGGTTGTTGGCGATGGTCATGCTGAGCATTTCGTCCATGGGCAGCTTGGCGTCGAGCACGACCATCGCGGTCATCAGCTTGGTGACCGAGGCGATGGGGCGCACGCGATCGGCGTGGCTGGCGTACAGCTCCTTGTTGGTGTTGAGGTCGATCAACAGGGCGCTGCCGGAGGCCAGGTGCAGCTTGCTTGGGTCGCGCTGGACCTGGGCCGGGGGTTGTGCAGCAGCGGTCGACGGTAGGGTCGCGGTTCCTGTGAGCAACAGCAGCAGGCTGAGGATGGACAGGGAAGTTTTCACGTTGAGGCTCACTAAATGTTGGTATGTCGTTGGCTGTGCAAGGGTTTCCCCCAAAAAACCGTTGCATTCTGGAGTATGGCTCAGCGGCTGTCGAATGCCTTATATCTAAAGGGCGCAACGTGAACGAAATTTAATCCTGTACCAATTCTGTACCAATTACCGCTGCCTCAAGCTTGGCCAGCTCGGACCAATCGTTCGCTGAATTCAGCCACTTCGCGTAGGTGGTGAGTAGGACCTGGACGGAGTGTCCAAGCTGTCCGGCGATGAAGGCCGGGTTCATTCCTGACATGAGGCACATCGTGGCATATGTGTGCCTGCAGTTGTACTGTGGCCTCGCGCGGATCGAGGTCGCCTCGATCGCTTCGTTGAAATGCCCGCCAGGCGTGCTTGGGCCTTTCATGTGGGGCGATCTTCCAGCCGGCTGGAAGACGAATGGAGATTCAGCTGAGACCCGTCTGCCGTTGCGCTTCCTGGAGTCGGCTATGTGTTTTGCTCGCTCGAGAGCTGCCAGGGCGCGACTGTTGAGCATGATCGTTCGTGTGTACTTGGTCTTCGTCCGCTCCACGACCTGGTTCTCTACAACGATCCGGCAGACGTGGGCCGTCTTCTTCTCGAAATCGATCTCGTCCCAGCGCAGCGCCATGATCTCGCCAGTGCGCATGCCGGTATAGAAGGCGAACTCATAGAAGGCTGCGAACACCTGGTTGCAACGTGAAAAGTTCTTGTACATCCAGCTGATCAGCTCCTCCGCCTCTTCAACAGTGAAAGGGTCGACCTGCTTCTTGTTCTTCTGCGGCAGTTGGATTGATGCCGCCGGGTTCCTATCCACCACCTCGTCATACACTGCTGCGCGAAACATCGCTTTTACCCGGGCGATGGCGGCGCGTTTGACTGTCGAGCTCTTCCATTCGGTCTTCGCGACCACCTCCCTCAGCACCATCGGCGTTACCGCCTTGATCGGCAGTGTCGCCAGATGGGGCATCCAATAGTTGTTCATCAGTCCTTTGTAGTTGACTCGGGTGTCGTGCACCACCTCCAGGCTGTTCAGCCAGCTTTGCGCGTATTCGCCAAACATCAGTTCGTTGGCTGGCGCTGTGTAGCTGGAGGCCGGGAACAGTTCGGCGTACCTTTTTTCGTCCAGCACGCCGTGCTTGGCCAGGCTGACTACTTGAGTGCGTAGATCGGCTGCCGCCTTGATCCCTTTGGCTGTTTGGGGATATGCGAGCGTTTCGGATCGACGCTCACCGTTCCAAGTAAAACGGATCCGAATTGACTTGCCGATGAGCTCGACTCCAGTGGGTAGCCCCAGCTTCCTTCCAGCCACGCTTCGTATCTCCTGATGCTGTAAAAAATCCGGCCGTCGATCTTCTTCCAAACCCCCTCAGGGATCACGCCGCGGCTTCGCTTTCCTTCCAGGGCCCGCTTGGTCGTTCCGATCAGCTCGGCCATTTTTTCCTCTGGGACCTTGTCGGATACATAGGCCACCGGCTGGCGTTCTTCGTCTTGCATGTTGGTCTCCACGCCGCCGGTGGCGGCAGGTTGGTCATTCGTCGTCGTCTTCGTCGGTGCGCCCGGTAACTTCCATGGCAAAGGCTCGCCACTTCGCCCGTTCGGATTCGTTCATCTTTCCCCATGGTCCCGCGCAGTCCTGCTCTACCAGCTCGCCGCCTTTGAGCTTGAGCGTGCCGCAGTTACTGCCGATGTCCTCGTCAGCGAACACGACGGTGATTTCTTCGGTCGGGTGCAAGGCCGACAGGGCTTCGAAGACTGGTACCGGCGTATTCCAGGCCGTATCGAATGACAGTGAGCAGCCCTCAACATCGATCTTCTGGCTGTAGGCGTTCCACTTGGTGCCCCAGGCCTGGCGACCGAAGTCCATGTCGTGCATGAAGCCTGTCTTGCGGTGATTGCGCAGCATCTGGATGAACTGCTCGAAGCTTTCATCGCTGAGCTTCGTCACAGACGAAGTCTCGCGGCTGTGCCGCTGCATGCCGGCCAGCATTGGGTTGCTGCTCAAGGGCAGATTGATTGCCGCCTCGGCAGCGGTTTCCGCCGCGCCGCAGATCATGTCCCAGGTGAAGTCACCCTCGAATTTGATGAGCTTTTTGAAGTCGATGTGGCCTTCTTCGTTGATCATCGAGGCGAGCACGTGAGCTGGCGCGCTCACTTTGTTGGTGATGTGGTTAGGCATGATGATTCCTTGGCCGCTCGCTCGCGGCAGTGAATAGAGGGGGGAGGGGTTACAGTTGGATGGAGCACAAATGTGCTCATTCAGGGTTTTCCGAGCAGCACGTCGGCATCCATCAAGGCCTGGCAGGCAGGGCAATCGTTGTCACGTGCGGTATGCCCTTCGACCTCGTCGGGGCAGGAGCCGTTGTTGACGTGGAAAACGTTGCGGGCGCCGATCGTGCGGAGCCTGTCGATCAACTCATCACGATTGGCCAGCTGGACGCGTAGGGTGTAGCGCTCTCCCCTGAAATGCTTGGCGTCAGCCATCAGGGCGTCGGTGACCTTCTGCTTTTCCTCTGCCTGTCGCGCAGCGTAGGCGATTGCCTGGTTGGCGACTTCAAGCTGTTCGGTCAGTCGCTCAGCCTCGCCAAGAACGGCGTGGGTGTAGACGGGGCGAATCTCTCGCATGATCCCGAACCGGTTGAACCGACCCACCTCATGTGAGTGCATGGCCCGCGTGGTATCGCAGCACTCACGCCACGGCGTCCACTGTGATCCCGGTCTGTCGGTCATGGTCCGTACCTGGTAGCCGACTGGCTCGTCCTGGTGCTGCTCGGCTGGCTGAGCAAGGAGGGCGCGCAGCTTCTGCGGGATATCGACCCATGCAGCAGCTGAAACGGCCGACACGCCATCAGCCAATAGGTCATCGATTGCATCGGCAGCCATTTGGGTCAGCTCACGCGGCACGCTGACCATCTCTGTGTTGCTGGATCGGTTTTCTGTGGGCATGGGGTTGTGTCCCTGAATGAGTTACCATCGCTTGCTACGGAGCTATGGTGTTAAGGAAATGAACTACGAGAATCGCTTGATCTGCTTTTTTGACCTGTTGGGTTTTTCAGCTGCCATTAAGCAGGCAGAGCGAGAGCCAGAGCTCGCTAAAAGGCTGTTCGAGATATTCAGCGAATTCAAAAACGGCGGGCTTGAAACTGCTCTATATGGAGAGATTCCTTTCCTTGATGTAGATGGTATGAAAACTTGCCGTGACTACTACGGTGAAGCCTTGATGGAGCATGCGGACCAAACGTACCGGCTGGTTGCTACGCAGTTCTCAGACTCATTCGTCATTTCCGCGCCCGCAGATAATCATGCTGCTTGTGACTTGCTACTTCGTGCAGTTCAGATAATACATTTTCAATTTTTCGTTAATCTTGGCATGTTGATGCGTGGTGGAATGGCCGTAGGCAACGTAGTGCATGAGCGGGGCGGTGCTTTGTTCGGGCCGGCAATGATCGAAGCTTACGAGCTCGAAAGTAAACACGCGGTATATGCGCGCGTAGTGCTTTCACAAGACGCCGCGCTATTCATCGATAAGTTGCTCAGTCACAGCCAGCTCAAGAGCGCATTTTTTCGAGGCTTCGATGGGTTCGAAGTGTTCGATCTGATATCAGCCCTCCAAGCGTCACCCCGGTTCAAAGGAGAGCGGAGTTGGGTGGAGCAGCGTCTCAAAGACGTTGAGGACGATGTACTTCGAAACGCTCCGGCTGCGCATCCCAAGATTGCTTATCTGTTAGACAGGTGGCGCAATAGCCGCCAGTATTTTTCAGACTCTGCGGCTGTTCAGCCGAGCTCTGAAAAGACCGATGAAGCCGACCGCTAACGTACGAAGAAAAACGGTCTCCAGGCGCCGCACTCGCCAGCACTATGTTTATCGTTTGAGAGGGGAAGGAGCTGGCGGGCAGCGCCGAGATGGGCTATTTCTTCCCTCTCGGTCAATCCACCAAGGAGTGTGAGATGAAGCGACTGCTGATAGGTGCTCTGCTGGCGGCCTCAAGCGCGGCCCAGGCTGGTATTCCGCTGGTGAACGCCACATGTCCAGGAAACATCGAGGTGCACGCCGACAAGGGCGGCCCGATCTACATCAATGGCAAGGAAGGGACGTTGAAGAAGTTCAACGACAACTACTTCGAAGCTAAGGGCAGCGATGTGACTATCTCGCTGTCGATCAACCCGGATGGCTCGCCTGATGTCTCGTATACCGGTAAGAACAGAGCCAACGGGGTCTGTCAGGTAAAGGGGGCGGACTCCTAAAGCGCTGCCGGCAGCGCAGTAGAGTCAGTCGTAGGCTTCTTCGCTGTAGCGGATGTTGCCAACGTACATCTGCTCGTATTCAACCTTGGTGCCGCCCGTGTACAGGTTCAGCACAAGGGCCTCGGCGCCGTAGGCGCTGCCGAGAATCAGCGACTTCTTCATGTCGGTCTCGCCAACACGCAGGGAGTAGCATTCGCCTTCACCAGTGAACGCCATCTGCACCTGACAGGAATACTTGTCCACCCCCTCGTTGGCATCGGCATAGAGGTGCCAGTATTCGGAGGTGGACGAGTAGCCCGTACCCTTCTCGATGATGAATGTCGGAGCCTCGCTGCCATGTTTGTCGCGAAGGTGGCTGTCTTCGAAGGCCCTGGTCAGCAGGTCGATCAGCTCCGAGAGCTTGATTCGAGCTGGCAGTGGCTCAAGCACCTTGGCGAGCTTTTCCGTGATGGTTTGGCGTAGCGCCTGTTCCTGGTAGTCATTGATCATCGCGGAGACGGTCTTGAGCACCAGATCCCCGTAGCGGCCCAGGCCTGCAATCTTGGTCGGCATGGCGCCCGCCAGGCTCTCTTCCAGCAGCGTCTTGAACGGCGAGTTGTAGCTGAATTGCTCCTTGATCGCGCTTGTGACCGCGCTTTCAACGTTCTTGTCGATGATCGGCTGCAGCTTTTCCGGGCTCAGCGCGGCGGCTACCGAGTCGGCTACGATTCCTTCGATGTTGATGTCGAGTTGCATGGTGTATCTCCTGGGCATGCGCCGCCCTTCCTGCTGGTGGCAGCATGGTGGCAATTTGGGTTGGGATGGGGTATTACGGGTGACCGGCATGGGGCCGGGCTAGGGAGCCTCAATGAAGATTCGTACGGAACATCAGAATCTCGGTGCTGCACTGATGCAAATCGCCGAAGACGACAATTTCACCGCCATTAACCCCCTGCGCCTCAGAAGCGCAAAAATCAACAATGCCTTCCTGATCAACGCCGATACTTGCCTTTTCCTCAAGTACGGACAGGAGCCAAAAGGCGCACATCAAGAGTACAAATTCACTTTTTCCTCTGACGTACTGGACTCGATTGAGCTTTCCACCGAGTTTTATAAGAAGATTTTCATCGGGCTTGTTTGCGTTGAGGATCAGGAGATTTGCCTAATCGACATGGAGCAGATGACCGAAATGCTGCAGGCGAGAATCAAAACCGCCGGGCAGGAAGAGGAGGTCTATCAAATCCTAGTGACCGTTCCGGAAGGAAAGAGCTTGCGCGCTTACACCAATGCTTCTGGCCGCAAGGGCGTTGTTGCAGGTAAGGAGAAAGTCATCTCTCGCAACCGCTTCCCGTCGGGGCTTTTCGCCTGAGGTGTGCCTTCACTCTGAGTGGTAAATGAGTGCTTGACGCATACTGAATTGCTGAAGCTTCCGCGCCACAGCCGGTGACACCGTGATTTCGTGGCGCGGAGGCTCAAGCAGCGGTAACGCGCCGCCCGGGCCTAGCCCATGCAGGTGATGAATCATCAGCGTCATCGCCTCACCCTGTTCCTCGATACCGGCCCACTCCATCAGTTCCAGCAGGGCCTGTTTAGTCCCTGGTCGGACCTTCAAGCGTAGATCTTCTTCCTGCAGTCGCGCGGCCTTCTCGCGACGGAGTCGGTCGCGCTCTGACTGGTCCATTGCCATACAGTACCCCCGTTAATCGGCGGTGCGAGAAATGAGGGTTCGCTTGCCTGCTTCCATTGCCTCAATAAGGCGTATGGCAGCACGGTGGCTAAAGCAGAATCTCTTGGTCTTGCCGGTGGCAACCTCGATGATGTGCCAAGCCTTGCCCTTGGCGACTGCCTGGAACAGAGGTTCGGGAGTCGGGGCAGGGCGACCAATCAGTTCGTAGAACTCGGTAGTAGCCAAGAGGGAGCGTGCACGCAGGGCGGCCAGGCCGTCCACGCGCTGTTGCATGGAGTGATGCATGTAATGATCCTCTGATTGGATTCAGGCGTGGTGCTCGAAGGCCTCGGCCTTACGAACGATTCGAATCTGGGCTGTACGCCGCTCTGGCGCCCTGCGGTCGCGGCGCAATGGATCGCTGTCATCAATGACCGCATGCATAGCGATCAGGCCGGCGAGGGCGATGCATAGCGGGCTGATGATCTGCCGGCGCATGGCTTCGGCCACGGCGGCCGCCCGACGCGCTACGCCGAGTTTGAACATCGCGTTTTCGATGCGGTTGGCAACAGTGCCCGGCGTGATCTGCATCTGCTGGGCAATCTGTTTAGCGGTCATGCCCTGGGCGACGCCGAGCAGCGCCTCTAGCTCGCGTGGAGCCAGCCCTTTGCCAAGGTGGCCTGTCCATGTGCCGCAAGTGATCGTTTCCATGAGTGGTCCTTGGTGGGCTGCATTGGAGAGCCTATCCCGCCTGTCTCCCTGAGCATGTTGATGTAGGGTCGGGAAGGGCTCTCCGATGCAGCCTGGTGCTGGGGAAGACCAGGTGATCGGGCCAGTCTGTTCCTGGCAGTCAAGGGAATTTCCTGTCTTCGTTTGACTTCCCATCTGGCCCTGCTGCCAGGGCCGGCCAGTGAAATCTGGTCCTCCCCATGCGCGTCGCCGCGGCAATCCCCGCCTGCCCAGGTCACACATTTCGTGTCCGGTGTTCTTCCTGGGTGGCTTGCATGGTTTGGCGTCCCTCAATGCCTGAGGTCCGGCAGCTGTCCAGAGGCTGCTTGGTCGACGACTTAGCTTGTCCCGACCCAGGTGATGGCCTGGGTGCGTCGAGATGGTCACGTCTGGTTTTGTAAAGAGCGGTGGCAGTCATCCCTGCCTGGCTCGCTCAACATGCAAGCGAACTTGCATTTATAAAAGCATGCTTGCCTTTTAAATGCAAGCAAGCTTGTGTGAAATTTTAATACTGTATATGCGTACAGTATTTGGAGATTTTGGATGTCAGTGCAGGAATGCCAAGCTCGCAAGAACGAATTGACCGGGCTTGAGCGGCTGGGCCTGAGGGTTTCAGCGATGATCAATTCACCACTTGCCCAGTTCGGAAGGAAGGTTCTGATTCACCAGCTGGACGTGGACTGCGATCAGGATTGGGACGCGATCATGGAGCTGCTGGCCGAGACTGATGGCCTAGATATGACTTTCTGTGATGACGGATCGGTGATCCTTCAGTGGGATGCACCGACGGATGATGACCGGGTGATCGAGAGGGAAGTGGAACTGGACCTGGTGTGCCACGAAGCTGTGAAGGCACCTTTCTGATTGGAATGAAAAAGCCCGCCGAAGCGGGCTACTTTACTCTTGTAATTTATAACCTAAATAGTAGAGCCCCCAAAAGGTTGCTAGTACCATTTGGAAAACCAAGAGCAATAGAGCGCCAATGAATATATTAAAGCTCATTGGGCTGTAAGCGTTGATGGCAGCTCCAAAGGAAATTAGTCCTATGCATGATAGGACAACAACAATACTTTCTGCGGTTAGGAAGGCAAAAAGCATTGCCAAAAAGCGGCGTCTGGTAAGATCAATTGTGTTCTGCTGCCCTCTCAGCATGACAACCATTTTAGGAGTGGGCTCCGGAAGGACGTCGTCAATATCGGATCGACCAAATGTTGCGATCGCCGCAAGAGCGGCAATGTAAAAGCCAGGAAGGGATTGCACAAATGAAAGTGTAGATGCAACAAACCCACCTGGCTCGATTAACTTGGCAAGTGGTCCCGCCAGAGTCATAAGCCAAAAGCAGATCAGTGTCAGAGTGGCGGGATATAGCCAGTCTACTACCCACTTAAAAGGATGCCTGATGACTAGGTAGCCAAACGGGCGCATCAATTGCCCTATAAGCATGAGCTTACTCCATGAGCGCTAGAACTTCCTTAAGTATAAACGAATTGATCTTGTCAAAGCTATTGGTATTGACGAGCGGTGCTTCAATTACATGCCGTTTTACATATTTGTGACTATCGATAAGTTTTCCTGTGTCGCTGGCAATCGTGGCGTCTTTAGGCTCGCCGTCCTCATTTTTGAAGCGCAGCCTTATGTGCTTATACTCTTTCTTGTTACGAGTTACTTCGTTCCGAACCTGTCTGACAGCTGTGAGTACGGCTGTCTGCATTTTCTTTTCGGGGCGAAGCTCAATGGTTCTCACACGCTCCTTGATATCACCTTTCTGGTCCCACACTGCTCCTTCGTTTGCGAAGTTTAGCAGTTGGATCGAGGAAAGAGTGCCACCTTTGAGGTCCTTCTCGAACTCTGAGGATGGGTGCCCCTGGAACTCGATAGAGTGTACTAAATGTACCATCAACGGCTTGCCTCTTGGTGTTTTGGCTCCGTTGATATTTGGGATTAAATACTTGCTTGGGAACTGTTTTTTACATGCACGGACTAGGTGCTTTATATAGTCACTTATGCTGCTTGCGTGCAGGCCTGATCCGTAGACGGTTTCTATAACGCATAGATAATAATTGTCGCCTAGGACCGGGTCTATGGTTATTGCTACGTGGGCCGAATAGTCGCCGCCGTGGCCAGGTGGCTTACTGTGTACTACTCGGCTATTGTTTTCTGGGTCAGTAGATACTGCGTCGGGTGCGAAAGGGTCGCTGCGGTTGACGAGTAGTATTATCTTGTCTTTAATAAGTTGCAGGTCGGATAGGTACAGCTTTACCGATTTATCGCTTGTTCCTTTTTTAACGATTTGATCGCCTGAGTCAAATAATTGCCTTATGTCGCCGTAAATGTCTCTCAGGGGCTTGGGGTCAGTATCAAAAAAGGCTTCGTTGCCCTCGGCCCTTGATAAGCCAACAGCCGAGATTTTTAAGTCGTAAAAGGTTGCCGTCCTATGCATTTGATTGTCTTCAAGTGTTGGTAGTTATAGTTTTGTTGCATTCCATACGAGCAAGACCTTTGCATGTACAGTCACGTCATCGATGGAGGCTAGTTGCTTCTCGTAATGTTTGTTATCTGATATTAGCCAGACATGACGCTCGTCTTTTCGCTGCAAGCGCTTTATCAGCAAGTCCCCATGCCAAGTGAGGACGTAGACACCCTCGCCCTGGTAGTCGTTGACGCCTCTATCGACAATTACAGGATCCTTGTCATTGATCGTACCTTCCATGCTTTGCCCCCAGCCGGTGATCATCGATAGGGCTTGTGCTGAGGTATAGGTCACTCCTTTCTCGCGCAGCACATCCTCACGAATGACAACATTGCGGATGACTTCGCTGTACTCAGCAGGTACCTGGCCGTGGCCCATGGCTGCCCGGATGTCATACTGAGGGATAGAAATATCACCATGGGCGGGCTGCGCTGTCGCAATGAGAAATCCACTGCTCTTTTCTCCGCCTGGATCTTGTTCGACAGCTTTAACAATGCTCTGGCGGGCTTCAGTACTCAAGCCTTTCCCATGCTTCTCCAGCATCTTCCTCACGGCATCCGCTGCTGAGCTGCCAGGGCCGTATTCCTTCGCAGCAGCTGTCTTTATCTCAGCTTTGCGAGGTGGATCGTCCTTTCCTGATAGTAGCCAGTCCACGGACGTATCGTAGCCCTCGGCGAGGGCTACAAGATTTTCGTTTTTAATGTTCTCGGTATCGCCTGCAAACCACTGACGAACAGCCTCATAGCTGATCCCGCAGGTATTTGCGATGTCCCGCTTGACGTTGCGTACACCCAGTTCAGGGCGGCGAGCCAGTACGAGCTTGGTGATTCGGTCTGTGATTTTCATCTGCGCAATCTACAAGGTTGCTTGTCAAGCATGCTTGTTTTACAAATGCAAGCATGCTTGAATATCGTGGCGAGCAAAGGAGGTCGCTATGACCAAAAGCCAAGCAATTCAACATTTTGGGTCGATATCAGCTCTCGCAAAGGCGTTGGGCGTTACCTACGAGGCGGTTCGTCAGTGGTCGGATGTACCCGAGCTGCGCCAGTACCAGATTGAGCGAATCACAAGGGGCGTACTGAAGGCCGGACAGGGCCACGCAGTTGTATCCCCGTGAGGACATTCTCGCGCTTCTAGGCTTTCGCCTGTAGATGATCAAAACACCTGCTGATCCATCCAGTACCTGAATCGCAGGCATAAAAAAACCGGGTGGCAGCCCGGCTTTCTCAACTTCTTAACTCGGGACCGATTATGCATCTCTCCAATGCTGCGCGCAATGCTGCGCCTATTGCTCAATGCCCGTCGCAATGGGGGCAAGCGTGAGCGTACAAGCTATGACCTGGGCACTCGCCATTCCCAAAGCTGCACTTGAGAACCCTGCAGCCCGCCATGTCCTGCTCTGCCTCGCAAACTACGCTGGCAGCGATGGAAGAGGGGCATTCCCTTCTGCCGCAACTCTTTCCGACGACACCGGCCTTTCTGAGCGAACAGTGCGGTTGAAGCTAGATGAGCTCGCCCAGGCCGGTTGGATCGCTGAGGGTAACCAGGCAATTGCTGCTGCCCATATCGATCGTCGCGACCGTCGCCCCGTCGTTTACGACCTGCTGATTAAGCGGGGTGCATCTGCTGCACCTCGTCCTGAACGGGGTGCAGGAAACCGCACGGGGTGCAGCTCGCAGCAGAACGGGGTGCAGCAAAACGCAGAACGGGGTGCAGCAGCTGCACCCAATCCGTCATTGAACCAATCTACTCTCTCTCAGCGCGAGCCGTTCGCAATGTCCCTTGACTGGGAACCGAATCCGGAACTGCTGAAAGCCTACGCCCGTCGCGCAGGTCTGACCTTGGATCAGTTCAACGCGGTTGCCATATCCGGCTTTGTGCTTCACCACGATGCCAAGGGCGTGGCCCAAACCGAAAAGCAGTGGCTGGCCGCTCTGGTCAGCTGGGTCAAATCCGATCTCGCCCGTGCTGCCCGCTTGCCTGTTGTTCGCACCGGCGGATCACAGCGCTCCAGCTTCGATGACGATGACACATCGTGGATCGGGGAAGGGGGCGGCCAATGAATCAGGTTGCAACCGTGGCCCATGGCTTGTGGGCAAAGGTCCAGGCTGGCCAATACGTGCCTTCGGATTACTCGCTGCATGCCGATGTGAAGGCCGAGCTCAATCGCAAAACTGCGGGGGTGATCAACGACCTGTTCCGTGATCTGCGCACGATCTGCAGCGCCTGGAAGCAGGCATGGCCGGATGAGGCGACGTACAAGGCGGCCAAGCAGCAGTGGCTAACCGCGTTTCTCGAGGCTGGCATCAACACCCCGGAGCAACTGCAGTTCGGTTTGATGCGCTGCCGGCAATCCGGCCGTGAATTCATCCCGGCGCCCGGGAAGTTCATCGAGTGGTGTCAGCCTTCGCCGGAAATGCTGGGCCTTCCCCCGCTGGCTGCTGCTTTCCGTGAGGCTTGCCGTAACGCGCATCCCGCCATGGCAGGGAAGGGCAAGTGGACCCATGACGCGGTCTGGCATGCCGCAAAGGAAAGTGGTTTCGAGAACCTAAACAAGCTGGCCACCGAGGTGAGCGCCAAGCTGTTCGAACGCAACTACACGATTGCCGTTCGGCGCCTGGTAGCAGGTGAGCCACTGCAGAGAATGCCGCTGGCTCTCCCTGCGGAGGTGCCAGGCCAGCGCACGCCAAAAGTGGGGAATGAAGCCCTGGCGGCGATCCGATCCAGGATGCTGCGTCGATGATCGAGCTTCCCGCACCTGACCTCACCGAATACCGATATGCGCTGTACTGCCGCTCCGACCTGTTCGGGCTCTCCAGTACCTCGCATCCACCCATTGCGCTCTATCGCGACGAAGCTTCGGCCGTCGCGCATGGCCAGCTCATGTGGCCGAGCGCTTACACCGTCATTGACCTTCATGGAGACGACAGCCCATGCGGCAATCGAAACTGACCAAGACTGCACGCGGCCGGGAGTGCCAGGTGCGCATCCCGGGCATCTGCAACGGCAATCCCGAAACCACTGTGCTTGCCCACTACCGCCTGGCCGGCACCTGCGGCGTTGGCAAGAAGCCGCACGACCTGCAAGGCGCCTGGGCATGCAGCGCTTGCCATGACGTTTGTGATGGACGAAGCCGGGAGCTCGATCGCGATACGGTTCGCAGGTATCACGCTGAGGGCGTCATGCGTACTCAGGCTGTGATACTAAGCGAAAGCGTACCCTTCCAATGAGTGCGACCCGGGAAGTGAAGTTCAGCGAAGCCGAGGTGCGCCGCCAGGCCGCCGACAAATCGGTACGCGATCTACGTGATCCACGACATCCTGGCCTTTACCTGCGGTTCTGGAGCAATCGCGAGCGGGGCACATGGCATCTGGTGCGCGGCAAGCAGTGGATGCCCCTTGCACGCTGGCCAGAACTGGGCGTGTCGGCGGTGCTGGCCGAGCTACCTGCGCTACGTCGACGCCTGCTGCGCAGTCCGGCCACTGCGCCGATTGCTTCGGGGATGGTCACCGTGGGCCAACTGCTCGACTGGTACGGCGACCGCATGGCCCGCGACCGCTCGCTGTCGGCCAAGCGCAAGGCCGGTGCCCGGTCGGCCATCGCCCAGCACCTGAAGCCACGACTGGATGACCTGCCCCTGGTCGAAGTGAGCGCTGACACCGTGGACAAGCAGCTGATGTGGCCATGCCAGGCCGAGGTGTCGCTGTCCTATCTGCGGCAGATGTTCGTGCTGCTGCTGACCGCCTTCCGCCAGGCCCGGCAGCTCGGCATGATCGACCATAACCCCATGGCCGGGATGCGCTTCAACGACTTCACCAAGGCCAAGATCCTGCCCAAGGCAGCGCGCTTGCGTGACGTGCAGTTGCCCGAGCTGGTGCAGCAGCTGGCCCAGGCCTTCAAGGCGACCCCGGGTGACGCCATGTTGGCGGTGATGATGCTGGCTCACGGCACGCGGATTGGCGAGACCCGCATGGCGCGCTGGGCGGATATCTCCCTAGCGGCGGCCGAATGGTTCATCCCGGCGGCGAACACCAAGACCCGCACCGAGCATCGCCTGCCACTGACCGCCCAGCTCAAGGCGCTGCTGGTCCGCTACCGGGCCATTCAGCAGTCCCAAGGCTATGAGGGCGTGTACCTGTTCCCGAACCGTCGCGGCCTGTCGATGAGCGAGACCCAGGCCAGCATGGTGTTCACCCGGTTGGGGCAGGGCGCCTGGACCAGCCACGACCTGCGCAAGGTGTCCCGCAGCACCTGGACCGACCTCGGCATCGACGGCCACATCGGCGAGATGCTGCTGAATCACTCGCTGGGAAAGATCGCCAGCACCTACATCCACACCCAGGCCATGCAGCAGCGCCGGGCAGCCCTGGAGAAGTGGCACGCCTGGTTAGACGGCATTGGCTTCGGTGCCATTCACGGCCTTACAGAGGCCTTAACCGAGATTTCTCATAACGGCGCGCAGCCCGCTAATGGCGCGGCTTCGAGCAACCTTACCGAATTTGTTACTAGCGAGGATTCGAAATGATCAAAGACCTGTTCGCGCCGCGCATCAGTTTCTGGCAGCACAGCGTCACCATGGTTGCGCTGATTGCGGCCTGGGCTATGGGGTTCACCCCGTGGGCCGTGCCTGTGTTCCTGGGCATCGTGATCCTTGGTGGCGCTGTCGAAGGCGCTGTTGAGGCGCTGGTATGAAGAAGAGCCACGGCCCGACTTTCAAGAAGGCTGTGATCGAGCTGGATAAGTGCCCTTTGTGCCGTGGAAGAGCAGTCGCCAAGGGCTTGTTTCACGAACTGCCATGCGACCACTGCAACGCCTCGGGCTGGGTAGCGACTGCAACTGGCGAGGCCCTGGCCCTGGATGAGTTGGTGACCCAGCTCAGCATGAGGCTGCAGGCCGCGACACGGCAGATCGAGCAGTTGAGGAAGATGCGGGCCACAGGGCCTGCGGCGGCATATCAGGAAGGCAACCGGCTCGGCGCCGGTGGCACCAACTACACCGGGGATTGAAGGATGAATACGAGAAAGCCATTGCACCGTCCGTTGGGCGATACGGAGTACATGCTGGAGCAGTGGGGCTGGTGGCGCATGGATGGAATGGGAGTGCCAGGGTATACCTCGCCTGCTTTTGCGCTGATGCGCGATCACCTCCCATCAGCATCGAAGCCGTATTCGCTTATCGATGAGCTTGCCATGGCCGTCGATGGAGCTGTGGCCAGACTATGCCGTCGTGATCAACAAATGGGCGACATGGTCTGGCTGTACTACGGCGCGAAGTGGCCTGCCGTTCGAGTTGGTCGGCACTACGGCGTCAGCGAAATGAAGGCGCGGGAGCTGATCAAGGCCGGCGTCGCCTGGGTCGACTGTGTTCTCGAAAGGGTCAGAGAGGCCGCTTGAAGAAAAGGGTTGTCCATATGGAATAGCTCTGTTTTCATTGCAGCGTGTCCAGCTTGCAACGCAACGCGACACTGGAAAACCCCAGCCAATGAGCTGGGGTTTTTGGTTCTAGGCGAAGTGCGGTAACCTCGGCATGGCCATTTGGCATAACTTGCAGAGGGATGAGCATGGAGCGGAATACCAAGCTAGCTAAAGAGATTTTGGACATTATCATCGCTGAAGATAATGGTGGTGGCGGCCTATACCGGGATGAAATCCACGGAGTGTTTGAAGAGCGATACAGGAGTCACCCCAGCCACTACGACCATGTCGAGTATCACCTCCACCTCCTTGAGACAGGAGGCCTTGTCAGGCTCACCAGGGATGACAGTGACCGCGAGAAAGACAACTTCGATATGACATGGGCGGGCCACGACTTCGTCCAGTTCGGCCCGGCGAACTAACTCCTGAAAGCCTAGTCACTGAGCTGGGCTTTTTTCCGCCGTTTCGCTCCGAGGTGGCTAAGTGATGGCTGCACCTACTTCCATTGGAATATGATCCGTCTCTTGCACAGCATAAGGAGCCGCGAAGTGGCAGCCGAGCCGAAACACGTCAAGAAATTCAGGGACAAGCATTTGCAGTCAGGTGAGCAAGTCATCGCCTGGGGAGAGGGCTACATCGGCAAGATGTTGGGCACAGGAAAGGACGCCGAAAAAACTGGAGTGCTTATTGTCACCGGCTTGCGGGTAATTTTTTACCGCGCAGGTATTTTCGGAGAGGTGAACGAAAGCATCCCGCTGAAAGCACTGACGTCTATCGAGCGGAAGTCATTCATGGGGCATAGGACGATCCATATGCACACCTCTCATGACTCGCTCGAATTCAAATCCTTCAAGAAGGATCAGGATCAGGCGCTAGTTGATGCCATCGAGGCTGGCCGAGGCCACGCTGTTTCGTCGGCTCAAACTGGAGGTAGCCAACAGACTTCCACCGATCCCATGACTGCCCTTGCCAAGCTGGCGGACCTAAAAGCTGCTGGGGTGTTGACGGACGAAGAGTTCAATAGCAAGAAAGCTGAATTGCTGGCTCGTTTGTAATCCCAATCAGCAAGTACGAAGCCCTGGCATCTGCCGGGGCTTTTTCATTTCTGCTCCCGAAATGGGAGGAACCGAGATGGGTCATATGCCCGAGAAAGATCCCGGCCTTTGGGCCGCAGCGCTAGCGTGGCTGGTAGCGCACCAGCCCCAGCTTTCCACTGGCGGCATTGCCGCAGCCGTGGCCATGTTCCGAGTTGTTTATGGAGGTGGTCGAGGTCGAAAGGTCCTTTTAGAGGGCGCCATCTGCGGCTTGATCGCTGTGAGCCTGCTGCCGGTCCTGGAGTACTTCGCTCTTCCTGCCAACCTTTCGGTCTTCGCCGGCTGCATGGTCGGTTTCATGGGCGTAGATAAGCTACGTGAGTACTCCGACCGCTTCATGGGCAAGAAGGTGGAGGGCTGATCTATGCCGCCCAAGGCCAAGCGCCCGTGTCGTGTACCTATGTGCCCCGGCAAGACTAGTCATAGCCACGGCTACTGCAGCGCGCATGGCTCGCTCGCAAGTGGTTGGAGCAACCCAAACCGTGGCACCGCAGAGCAGCGGGGTTATGACTGGACGTGGCGCAAGCTAGCCAAGGCGGTGCTCAAACGTGACCGCTATCTGTGCCAGTGCTATGACTGCAAGGGTCGCCGACTGCCGGCAACAGAGGTTGACCATCGCATACCGAAGTTTGAAGGGGGAACGAATGACCCATCCAACCTGTTTGCCATCAATGAAAACTGCCACAAGTTCAAAACGGCGGCAGAGTCGGCACGGGCGCGGTCAGGCCGTCCGCCTGGCGCGTGAGGCAATGCGTTTGCGCGAAAGAGCGATCAAGCGCAGCCGAAGTGCCGAGCTGATCCGCCATGGTGACTGGCACCTGGATCGAGCGCTGTACTGCTGGAAAAACACTCATAAGCTTGGAATTCCAGAGCTGATTTCGCGTGTTCAACATGAGTTAGTGGCAGCAATTGACGCATACATGCATGCCGCTGACGGAGTGCCAGAACGTCCGTTTGTACATCTGGCTGCCTTAATCGATGGCGAGAGTCTGCGGGCAAAATTAGCGAAAAGTGGTCAAAAATCGGCCAAGTAAGGGGGCGGGGCAAAATCTCTACAGCTTTCGTCTCTCTCCACCGATCGCCCAGCCTTTTTCACACACCCGCGAAATTAAAAAAAATCGCATTCCAGAAAATCGGGAGGCCTGAACGATGGGGCGACCCGCGAAACCTACCGCCCTCAAGCTGCTGCAGGGCAACCCCGGCAAGCGAAAACTCAAGAAGGACGGCCCCGCGCCGGCGCCGCTGGCGGAAACCCCAGACGCCCCGGAGTGGCTGGGGGAATGGGCCATTGAAATGTGGGACACCATTGCGCCGTGGTTGACCCAGACCGGGATCATGACCCGCACCGACACGCACAACCTGGCGGTCTTCTGCGCTGCCTATGAGCGGTGGCGGCTGGCTGAGGAAGAAGTGGCCAGCAAGGGCATCACCGTCGTGGACGCCAAAGGCGTGCTCAAGAAGAACCCCGCCTGCACCGTGATCAATGAGGCGCTGCGTCAGCTGGCCAGCTTCGGGGCAGCCCTCGGGCTGGACCCGGCCAGCCGTGCGCGCCTGATGGGCAGCGGCGGGCCGGAAAAACCAGAAAACCCGTTCATCGTGCTCAAAGGAGGGCGGGCCTCGAAGTGAGTTAGGACATGGCCAGCTACCCGAACGTAAACGCGGCGAACAAGTACGCCCGCGACGTGGTGGCCGGCAAGATCGCAGCATGCAAATACGTGCGTCGGGCCTGTCAGCTCCACCTGGATGACCTGGCCAAGTCGAAGAAGCGCAATTTTCGCTGGACCTTCGACCGCGACACCGCCGAGCAGGTGGCGGTGTTCATCCAGCTGCTGCCGCACGCCAAGGGCAAATGGGCGGCGCTGCGCGAGCTGATCAAGCTTGAGCCGTGGCAGCTGTTCATTTTCTGCAGCATCTTCGGTTGGGTCGACAAGAAGACCCGCCGCCGGCGGTACCGCGAGGTGTACATCGAGGTGCCGCGCAAGAACGGCAAGAGCGTGCTGGCCGCTGGTGTCGGCCTGTACATGCTGGTCATGGACGGGGAGTTCGGCGCCGAGGTGTATTGCGGTGCGACCACCGAACGGCAGGCCTGGGAGGTGTTCAAGCCGGCACGGCAGATGGTGCGGCGCACGCCCGAGCTGGTCGAGGCCTTTGGCATCCAGGTCGCGGCGAAAAACTTGTCGGTGATCGGCGACGAAAGCAAGTTCGAACCCCTGATCGGCGACCCCGGCGACGGCCAGTCACCGAGCTGTGCCATCGTGGACGAGTTCCACGAACACACCTCGGCCGCCCTCTACGAAACCATGCTGACCGGCATGGGCGCCCGCGATCACGGCGTCCGCCAATGCATGGTCACGGGCGCTAGATGCGAACGAAGACGCTGAATGCACCCCGGGTCACCTGATCATCGTCCAGGCCGGCACCGCATACGCCGGCACCATGTGGCAGTTGGCCAACACGTTGCCGCCGCAGGTGGGCACCACGCCGCTGGCCTTCGTCATGTTGTTTGGTAAGACGGGGGTCGCTGCCGGCAGCTATCGGCAGGTTGCCGTCGATACGCTCGGTCGCGTCACTGCCGGCAGTAACCCCACCACGGCGGCGGGCTATGGCCTGACCGATGTTTACACCACGACGGAGGTAGAGCAACGGCTGGCTGCCCGGGCGCCGTTGGACAGTCCGAAGTTCACCGGCACACCCGAGGTGCCAACCGCAGCTGCAGGTGCGGACAATCAACAAGCCGCCAACACGGCCTTTGTACGGGCCGCTATCAGTTCGCTAGTGGATTCTGCTCCTGGCTCGCTGGACACGCTGAAAGAGCTGGCGGCGGCGCTGGGTAATGACCCGAACTTTGCGACCACTGTGCTCAATGCGCTAGCGGCAAAGGCTGACAATGCCGCAGTGACTGCAGAGTTGGGGAGGCGGTTGCTGGTCGGCGCGGTGAGTCAACAGCGCCCGAGCCTTTCCTCACCAACTAACACTGCAGACTGGAACTCTGCAGCGTTAGAAATTCGAGAGTCGAAGCAAGTGAGCGAGTGGGCTCCGACTGAGACGGGCGATCAATGGGCGCCTGGTATAGCGTTTCACTGGGCCGGTAAGGTCGCCGGGAAGTTGTTCATGGATTCTCTCGGGAAGCTGAAGTGGGAAGGTAACGAACTGCTCACAAAGCAAGCCGGGGCGGGTTTCTTGTCTGGCTATATCCAGATCACGGCCGGTGCGCCGGTGGTTGTCAGTCACAACTTAGGTTATGTGCCGTCTCTGGACTCTGTAGAGGTCTTTTGGGAGTGCGTGACCGCCCAAGGTGGCTGGCAGCCTGGTGAAAGTTTCAAGGTTTTGACATGGATGCAAGACAACACATCTGTAGCTTCAACTACGGGGGCATACGCATACGACGTAAACGCATCAACGGTCACTATCGGGTTTGGGCCGTCTGCATCTGTTTGGGCCCTGCCCGCGAAGGGGACCGGTGGGGCCGTCACCATGAATCTCGCCAACTGGCGGGCACGCATAAGGATTAAAGCATGAGTGCTGTTCAGCTTTTCTACTGCCTCCCAAGTGGCCAGTTTTATGGCAGTTGGCTGGGTGATCCAGAAGAAGACCACAATGAGCTTTCAGAGCGGGGGTACATCGAAGTCCCCAGCGCCCCGGAAAGTACGAAGTATTACTGGGATGCGGAGTTACAGGCTTTCTACCTGCCCCCATCTGCAGAGGATGAACGGAAATGGCGCGATGAGCTGTTGCCCGTCTACGGCGCATTGCGTGATCGACACCGTGATGAGATCGAGCTTGGGCGGGATACGACGCTGACCAGTGCGCAGTATGTGGAGCTGCTTGCGCTGCTGCAGGCCTTGCGAGATTGGCCCCAATCAGAGCTGTTTCCAGCCACTGAGCATCGCCCAGTGGCGCCTGACTGGCTTGTCGAACTTACCCACTAAAGCCCCGCAAAGTCGGGGTTTTTTCTTGCCTGGAGAAAGTAATGATCCAATCCCTTCCCCGAGGTGTACGCAATTGCAACCCGGGTAACATCGATTTCAACCCCGCCAACAATTGGGTAGGCCAGATCGGCAAGGAGTCCGGCGGCCGATTCTGCGTCTTCGATACGCCAGAAAACGGCATCCGCGCCCTCGGTAAGCTGCTGCAGACCTACTACTACAAGCACGGCCTGCGCACTGTGGCGGCGATCATCAAACGCTGGGCACCGGAGGTAGAGAATGACACCGATGCCTACACCCGCACCGTAGCGCAGCGCTGTGGCCTTGCCCCGAGCGATCCGATCCAGGACATCAAGAACCTGCAGGTCCTGGGCGGCCTGGTGCACGCGATCATCAGGCACGAGAACGCGAACTACGAGTATCCGGCGGCGGTGTTCTCTGAGGGCTTGCGAAGGGCGCTGGGATGAACACCTGGGGCGTGCGCGTGATTGCGCTGCTGGCTGTGGTCGGGTCGTACTGGCTCGTCTACCAGCACGGTCGATCTGTGGAGCGTGCCGAGGCCACGGCGGCATCAGCGCAGCGGGACAGTGGCAATCGCCTGGCTGAGGTGCTGGGCGAGCGCGGTGAGCGGACAAAGGAGCAACAGCGCGCCTACGCGCAGGAGGAGGTGAGGGCACATGCTCAGAAACAACGAACGATCGCTGAGGGTGCTGCTGCTCGGGCTGATGCTGCTGGCCAGCGGCTGCGCGATGAAGCCGGCAAACTCGCTGCCGCCGTCGGTTGCCCCGGCCAGGATCCCGCCGTTACCGCTCGAGGCGAGGCAGCTCGCCGCGCCGCCATGGTGCTCTCCGACCTGCTCAACAGGTCTGTCGAAACGAATCGAGAATTGGCGGCAGCGTATGACCGGGCCCGAGTAGCTGGCCTGGCCTGCGAGGCATCCTATGACGGCTTGGTGGAGTAGGGGCATCTTGTGGGTAAACAGAATGAACCTTCATCTGTGGTGCTTGGTCGCAACGAGATTGCGATGTCTCGGCGTGAAGCCGGCAAAGGAGAGGTTATGCGAAGGAATGATCTGAAGAGTGAGGCGCAGGCGTGGGCTATGGTTGGGCTTTGGGTCTGCGGTATTGCGCTGGCCACTTTGGCATGGCACCACATGGTGACTTAAAGCGGTGCTCGTTGCGGCGCGCTTGATCCTATACTGTTTTAGTCAAGCCACCGGGGCAGCATCGTGAAGCGAACCATAGAGGGAATGATTGAGGCGGGTGAGCCGATGATACGCGAGGCAATTGAGGCCTTACGCACCTACCATAATGCTCAGGACGCCGGGGCTCCGGCAGAGCAGGTCGAACGCCTTCGAAGAATCGCCGAGTCCGCTTACCAAGCTGTGACCGACTACCAACTCTTCGCGCTGGGGCACCAGCCTCTGATTCGTCACTGAGCCGGCTCTATCAGCGTTGCTCCCTGGTTCCGCACGTTGCCTACTGCGGTTCCAACGCGGTACCACTCGAACGCCTCTGCCGGCTCGCCCAGATTCAGCACCAATTGTTCCGCGTGCTCGCTGGGCATGCCTGCTGCGATCCACTCGACCGCCAGATCAGGCGACAGCACGACCGGCCGGCGGTCGTGCACATCGACCAAGCCGCCCTGGGCATCGGCGGTGATGATCACGAACCCATCGTGCTCATTGCCGGCGAACTGACCTATCGAGGCGCACAGGGCAGGGCGCCCATCTCGCCGGCGGATGTAATAGGGCTGCTTCTTCTGACCGCCTTCATCCACCCACTCATACCAGCCATCCACGGGTGTTATTGCCCGGTGAGGCCAGATCGCCCTGAAGAAGGGGCCGTGGGCCACCTTCTCGACGCGAGCGTTTATCGGCGCGGCGCGGTCGGTCGCCCAGTGCGGTCTCCACCCCCATCTCACCAGGTCCGCCCTCGGGCCTGCGTCATCTACCCGGAGCACGGCGACCTGCGTGGTCGGCGCGACGTTGTACCGCCCCAGGTCCTGGTCACCGACGTTGTTCCGCCAGGCTTCTGGCATGCTCAGCGTCTCAACGAAGTCATGGATCCCGCGGTACTGGCTCAACCTTCCGCACATGTCCCGTCCTCCTGCTTGAGCCAAAAGCATAGCCCGCCAAGCGGTACTGGCCTGACTATCCGTTTGGATGCTCAAATACTGTATCGATATACAGTATTGGTGCCGCATGTACTTCCTCCTCGTTCGCCGCCGTGTGCGCGGTGTCGCCATCCCTAACGAAAAGCTTGCCAAGGTCAAGCCGCTGCGCGCAGACGTGCACATCGAGTACGGCCACAGCAAAGTGCTCGGGCGCCCGTGCATTGAGGCCTGGGTGTTCAACCCGACGCCGAGCGGCGACATCATCCCGCGCCTTCACGATGCCTGCGTCAACGGCATGGCCCAGATGGGCATGAACATCACCGGCTTCGAAGAGGTCGACGGCGTGCTGTACTCGCAGTCGTGGTGGTGCCGTGTTGAGTAGCCTGGCCGGGATACCGCAGCCGTGGCTTGATGAGCTGGGCGACCAGTCGGCCCTGGTCACAGATCCAGATGGGCGCGCTGCGGTGCTGGCAGAAATGGCCTATGCGGCCAGCCGCCGACGAGAGGTAGATGCCGGCGTGCTTTCCGACATGCTGGAGATTGCCGAGGCGGCCAGGACCTGGGCGCTACTCGAGCACGAAGAGGCATGGGCCATCGGCCTGCTCAGGTATGAATCTGCAGAGGAGTGGAAGAGGGACGAGCCAGGACGGATCGTGGTCGGCAGGACGCCGCGGGAGGGGATGTAA